GTTGACTGTACCGCCTGTAAGGACGGCATTACTAGAGTTTAACGTACCGTTAGCGGTAAGTGTGCCTGTGACAGTTCCAGTAGCAGTAGTAATAGAGCTAGGATTAGTGCCTAGTTCTACAATTTGAGTAGAATTATTCTCTGTAAAAATTCGCTTGTCAGTTACGTTAACCGCTAACTCGCCTTTAACCAAGTCACTCGTACTTGGTACGGCTGAAGCAGTAGAACTATTTTTAGTTATAATGACTGTCATGGAAGTGTCCTGTTAGTTACCACTTTACCTTATCAGCCCAATAAGCTGCTGATGTTTTTCCTTTAGCTATGTTTTTTGCGTGTCTAGCTTTAAATGATTTTTGTCTGGCTTTGTTCTTAGAAGTCTTAGGGTTGCTACCTGCTCCTGAAACGCCTTGTTGTCCAAATCTTATAGTTTTTACTGTGTTACCATCTTTAGCCAATACAACATGGCTTTTTGTAGGATGGTTAGGAGTACGTTTTGGCTTATTATACCCACTAACTCCAAGTCTGGTCATTTTAGGGTCTTTTTTACGCATAAAGAAAATAGGGAGACAACACCGAAATGCTGTCTCCCCCACTCCTATTTAGGCATTAACGTTCATAATGAAACCAGAATCAGGACGCATAGTCTTTACGCCATACAACTGGTCAGCAGTATATAGATTAGCAAGCCATTCTTGCTTATACTGTGTCTGCGAACGTACACCCATTTGCTCTGCTAACACGAACGTGTCTTTATGAAGTAGTAGAGCAGCTTTGATCTCTCCACCCGCTGCGTTATTAGCAGCAGTCTCAGAAACAGTACAATTAGTAGAAACAAATACGTCAATGCCGTATAAATTACCAATCTTACCGTTCTGTACAGGCTGACCGCTTACGAAGTCAGAGGAGACATAACGATCAACACCCATGATTGCATTACGCAATGAAGGTGGTATTACAAAGCAACGATTATCAAAAGGAACGTCTGCGTCGTCCATCTTTTGAATCAGGTCACGGAAACAAGCATCTGTAAATACGTCTGCTGTTGTTACTGTGTCATTCGCAAAAGCAGTCAAACCTGTTGATGCGTCACAGTAAAACGAAGCTGTGTTTACATAGTTACCTGTAGCATTACCTAATGTTGTTGCTAGTCCATGGAGGTCTGTATCGACCTGACGCGCTAGGGCATAACCTGCGTCCCCAGTGTAAAACTGGCGAAGACTTGAAAGAGCTTGTGTCTCAGTAATATCTTCGATAAGTCTTGAATACTCAAAATGCTTATCAATCAATACTGCTACGTTACCCTCTGTATTGCCTTGAATGCTCACCGCAGTGCCTGAAGCCTTAGCCGTCGCCGTACCACGGACAGGAGCGGGTACGTTTATTGTATCGCCTTTCTTGCCTTGCATACCCATTTTCTTAACTAGGTTAGCGAGGACAAGCGATTTCTCGTATGCTGCACGTACTTCATCACTCCAAATTTCGGGAATGAAGGTTGCTGCTTTGGTGTTATTTACTACACCGCCTTGGGCGGGATATGTTGAACTAGCCATTATATTTCTTCCTTAATTATTTAATCATTTAACGCGACCCTCCTGATAAGCTAACATTATCTCGTCTGATAAAGCTGCGTACCTGTTAGGGTCAGTTTTCATTAGTTTAATAATGTCTGCACGCCTAAAGACTTTCTTACTTTTTGTTTCTGCTGTCCCTGCTGCTCCTCCAGTAGATGCGCTCTTTATAGAAGCACTCCTACTAGACTTCTCAGCGTTTACAGTTTGACCAATCAAAGACTGTCGATCTTTCCACAAACTGAATATCTCATCAGCAGCTTCGTAATCAAAGTTTCGATCAGCTTGTTGCAATAGTTTAGTTCTAAAAGAACTTTCTTGCACCCAGTCAACGAACTTAGAATCAGCTAGTATCTCAGCCATGTCAGGGTGTTTATCCTTGAGTATGGACTGAGCGCTGTTCTTCTTCATATCTACAGAAGCCTTTTGAGCTTCCTTTACAGCAGGGTGATTTTCTATTGCTTTCTGTATCGCCTTTTCAGGGTCAGTAAAGTAATCAACCTCTTCGTCTACAGTTTCTTCTTTCTTTGTGGATTGTGACAATACAAACTCATCAACAACCTTCCGTAGCTCTCCAACTTCTCCACTTTGACGACCAAGCATACGCTCGGCTTCTTGGTGCATTTGTACCAGATCAGCAGCGCTTTTATTGCGATACTTGTCTGGCAGTTGTTCTTCTTCACTAGCTTGTTCTGGTTCTTCAGAGGCTAGGTCAGACATATTGTCTACTTCTGGTGCTACTGCTTGTTCCTCTTGTCGTCCTGTTTCTTCATCTATCAGTGTAGCCATTATTAAACTCCGTGATTAAATCATTATGGAGATTGATGGTCATGTGAGGCTCTTACGAGTTCTCCTCACGGCGTTCGCGTTTAATTTGATAGTCTCTGTTTTTAGCCCATTTAGCCGTAGCATCTGGAAAATGACCAGATATAGGGTCTAAAGAACACTTTACAGCAGATACTATTCTAAACGCTGTTTTGTCGCATATTGAACACGTTGTTTGTCCTTCTTTCTCATCAATGTATTGCTCAGTGATGTGATTGTCGGAACAACGGAATTCGTAGATACGTCTAGGCATCTTGCGACTCCTTTCTAAGAGCATCTATAGCTTGATCTACTGTTATAGGTAGATTAAGTATAAGATTTGCTATATTTAGCTGCCCTTTCTTAAAATAGAGTTCATCGTTATCTTTAACTGCTTCGATGCCACCTATTCCAATTATTAGGTTAGAAATCTCTTTTTCTACGTTTTTCCAACCTTCTGTGAGCAACATATCTTGTATTTGCTCATAGTGTATTATATCATCTGTCAAAACTGTCATATTGTTTCTCCTCTTTAGGACAATAGTTGTTGACTTCTATCGACAAGTATGTTAATTGGCGCGACTATACCATAAAACTATGGAAAAGTCAAGTCTTTTTTGTACTTTCTTTCTTTACTATTTTTACTGCTAATTTCTTTATAGTTTGTTCTAGTTCAGCTATCCGATTGTCTAAACGAGCATAAGATTCATTAATCTGTTCAACTACGCTCTCCAGTTCTTTGTGGCTGACCATTACCGTTCTCCTTGACTACCTCTAGTCCTAGTTTTTTCTCATCTAACGCTAAATTAGCTATTCTCATGCGTTTTTCAAAGTCTTTATCGTCTTCATTAGCCCTCTGAGACGCAGCTACAGCCTTAATACGGTCTGTTTCTAGCTCTACAGGCACTCCTCTAGCCTCTAAACCAATCTTCTGCGCTCTAGCGTTAGATTCGTTAGCCTGTGCTGATAGCGCTGCTGTCTGGCTGTTCTTAAAGGCTCTTTCTTCTTCTGCTAGTGCTTGCTGCATCTGTTGCTGTTCTGGATTAGGCTGTTGAGCTTCTACCATAGTCTGTATCAAGTCTTCACGGTTAGTGATGTTCATGTTATCAATAACAGACTGTAAGATTACAGGGTATACAGGGCTTTCTTGTGGCATTGTTTGTAGTAGCTGTACTAGCTGTGCTACTTCGTACTCACGAGCAATAATGCCTAGCGTACTGGTAGCTACAAACTTATAGTCGTTAACTGGGAACAACTCTGGCTCAAACTGCATATAGCGCCACGCAGCTTTTTCAATAAAAGGCAGTAAGAACGCTTCTTGGAAGTTCACTAACGTTCGCTTTTGGCGTTTAATAATCCCACCTAAACTCATAGAGCTACCTGCTGACGTTGTGCCACCGCCGTTCATAGCCTGTTGAGCTGTGTCTAAGCTGCCTGTAGCAGCCTGTACCATACGCTGTAGAGCTTCTGCTTGAGCAAAGGTTATTTGATTAACCTGTCCAAAGTTAAAAGGCTGTAACACTTCAGCAGGGTTTCCGTTAGTTAGAAGCAGCTTACCTGCTTTAACCTCTGGTTTAATGCCTCTAGGCATCCGTGTAGCGTCCATAGCAAGCATTGGGTGTACAGTTAGGGCTAGAGCATCAATTCTTGCTCTTAACTCAGCATCAAGCGCTTTTTGGCTGTTAAAGCCCTTCTCGCACACGCCCATGCCCCAGAAACGGCTAGGAACTACGTCCCACGGAAAAGCCACTACAGGACGGTCTTCCATCATGTATGGAGATGCTTCAGCTTTTAATAAATGACCACCGTTAGCTATAACGACAATAGCCTCAACGTAGTAGTCCTCTCTACCTTCGTCATCCGTTTCACTGTCGAAGTTGACCATATCTTCGTCTTCTTCGTCAAAAGCGTTCTCAAGCATGTGTCTAGGCACTAAACCATAGTATTTAGTCAGCCTAACCTTATCCTCTGGCTGTTGACTTAACTCTTC